ATTGAGTGACCATAACCTCTCCTCCTTTCATGTCCAAGACCTTGACGATCTTATGACCTCGAGGGGAAATGTTTTTGGCAAACTCTTTAAACGTCTTCATCTGTCTCTACTTCTTCCTAGGACTCTTCTTCTGGCTGTTCCTCAGCTTCATCCTCAAAGTCTTCGTCTTCGACTTCTTCAGGATCAATGCCATTGTATACTTGGTTTGCGATCAGTGCCTTGTGAGATTCAAGGCGATCAGCAAGTCGTGCACTAATCATATCTGAGAATTGCTTCCCAGCTTCTGAAAAATTCTTGTTCGTGACATTATTCAAAAAATTATCAATATCTTCAGCCATGGTAAAGTCCTTATAATTATTTCGTGATTTTATTTATAATAATTTTGTTTTTAATCAAATCTCTGGTTCTTCTTCCTCATCCGGAATTTCACCGTCTTTTTTCTCTTGTTCAATTTGATCGTTCATTGCCTTGATGTCGTCATCAGTTAACATCAAAACGTTCTTCTGTGCCCATTCCTTTGAGTAGAATGTGCCGAGATACGGTTCAACCTCACGAAGCATATTGACTCGCTCTCTCAGCATTTCGGCGTTTTTGAGTTCTGCAAAGTAGTTGTCCGTGATATAGTCAACGAACAGATCGCCTTTCCAAGACTCCCAATCATCCTCGGTGATGATACCTTTGAGGAGAAGTTGCTTTCTCAGAATGTTGTAAAACAGCTCAGAGAATCTGCGACGCAGTCTACCTATGAACTTTTGGAACTTAAACTCATCACGTGTAATCTCAGACGTTCTACCTAGGATTCCTCCAGCCTGTTCCTCTGGATTGATTCGTCCAATTGGAACGTTGAGTGCTTTGAATACTTTCTTCTGGAAATACACGATGTCATCGATCTCTCCAAGGTTCTGTCCTCCAGGAAGGGTGGTGATCTCGGTCCCTCTACCGCCTTCTCTACGAGGCAGCCAGAAGTCCTCAAGCATAGACATGTGTTTGGAATCGTTCTTTAAATCACCGGTACTAGCATCATAGACAAGCTTATTTCTATAGCGAGTCATGATGTCTTTCAGATACTGTTCTGCTTTACCTCTAGGTAAGTTACCCACATCGATATAGAAGATTCTTCTCTCAGGAGCTCGTGCAAGTCTGTAGATAATCAGTGCGTCTTCCATCATGCGAAGCTGATTGATCGGCTTCATTGCTTTGTGGAGATAGGATACTACTTTCTTTCTCTGAGCATCTAAGAGACCACTGGTGACATAACTAATCGCGTCTGGAGAGATCTTCAGAGCATTGTTGTTCTTGTTACCAGCTGTATATGAAGCAACGTTATCTTGCTCCATGTAAATGAAATACTCATTTACTTTCTTTACAATATTAGCACCTGTAATCTGATCTTTTTCTTTCTTGATCTCTTTGACTTTACGGATCTTAAGTGCATCAATCGGCCGGATCTCTTGAATACCCTCCTGAGGACGTGCAGGATCTACAACCAAGTGATGGTAAATTCTTCCATCTACGTAATATCTGCGGAAGATATCATGAGCATAGTTTTGGAAGTCAAGCATGGCGGTGATTTTGTCAAATTCTTCTTTGATTTGATTCTTAATGGAGTCAGTAGTATCAACCTTGTCTAAGTTGATTTCCACGACGCTATCTTCGCCAGAGATTACTTCGTTAACGATATCTTCAATCGCCGCGTCTACTTCTGGATGCTGTGCGATGTTTCTGTATTTCTTAACTAAGTCTTTATCGTCCTTAGCTTGTTCCCCACTGAGGTCTACATAGGAACCGTAGTGGCTACCTGATGCAGTGATGTAACCTGCACCATCATCATCTAAGGGCGGAACAATAGACGGAAGCTGTTCTTTTTCTTTTTCTCTTCTGGATCTACGAATCTCTAATCCAAAGAGTTTTAAACTATTGTCAGCCAAAATATTTCTCCAAGTATAAGAATAGGGGAGAGACGATTCCCTCCCCTACTTTATTTATTCCGACTTTAGTCAGTCGTATTGGATTCCCAGTACTGAACTTGGAATGTAACACCAAACTCTTCGATTGCCGCGGCGGGATCGTAGGACAGATCGATTGGATCGATGTTAGTTGGGAAGCACCCACGGAAGTTGTAGGTCTTCAGAACACTGGCGTCACGGTCCAACTGTTCGATAATCAGGTCGGCCTGGTAATCTACTGGGTTAGTGAGACCGGTGTTTGCAGAGTGAGCATTGATACCATTCATCCAACGTTCCATAGCATTACGGACGTTGAAGTCGGTGTCGTTAATGATCTGTGCTGTCCATACGTCAAACGTACGGTCACCAGCGATTTTCAGTTCACGACCACGGAATGGTACAATAATTTCTCCCATGATGGAACCGGGAAGCTGAGCTGCCCGGCACATGAAAGAGGTGATTTCTACGTCACCAGCTGCATAACCTGGAAAGTTGATCGTTGCCTTGAATAGATTAGGTCTAGCACCGCCACCTTTCAGTTTTGCTTTGAAGTCATCGACTCCTAAAATAGCCATTTCTTATATCTCCTTAGTAAGCGGTTTAGAATGACAGACCAACTACTTCTTCAAAGTCCACGCCGGTTCTAACTGCCACAAAGTTCAGAGTGATGTAGTTGATAGAACGCGCAGGCTTAATGAAGATAGTAGCAATGAATTCATTGCGATCAATAATCTCTGGAGTGTTGTTCGTCTCATCACAGACTACACGGAAGTCAGTGATACCACGACGACCCTTAACCTCTCTGAGGAATGGCTCGACGATATTGACAAACTCTGCTCTGGTAAACTCATCGTTGAATTCGAAGAGTACCTGCTGAGCAGCTCTAGAAATCGCTCTCTCCAGCGTCAGGAACAGACGGCGTACGTTGATACGATCGAATGCAGATGGGCGCTTGAGGAAAGTCTTATCACCAAACAGTGTCAATCCAAACCCTGGAAGATTCGTGATTGGGTTGACGTTAGCTCTGTACAGAGTGTCACGCTCAGCCTTGGTTGGCGAGTAAGCGAGATCGGATACACCAAAGTACACACCACGTCTTTGACCAGCAGGCGAGAACCATGGAGCTGTCTGGAAATCAGACTGAGCCATGATACCAGCTGTAGAAGAAGCAGCAGGAATTTGGATAAATTGATCGTTGTATTTATCGTACACGGTTAGGTGATTGTTGTCCAAGAACAAGTATGAGCTAGACGTTAAGCCGTTGGCAAAGTCTACCGTAGCAGTAACTGGGTCACTGACACCAATCACATCGTTCTTTGGAGGAGATGCTACTACCACGCAGTCCTTACGAGTAAGCTCTGCGATTTGAACCATATCGGTTACAATTGCGTCGTGTGCACTTCTCGTGATGGAAGGAGGTGCGATCAGGAAGTCGACCTGAAACTTGTCTACGTCCTCAATCAGGTCGAATGCTTCTGCGTATTGACCTGTGGAAAGCGCAGTGGTATCAGTACCGTTCACGAGTCTGATGGTCTTAACTGCTCTGTTCTCACTGAGGAGGAAGTTGTCACCGGAATCAATGGTCGTACCAGCGCCAGCAACACCGTAGTCAGAGTCAATATTACCTGGATCAACCAGCCATACGAACTGAGAACCGTTGTTGATTACTTCCTTGATGTAGTTACTGGATCCGTCAGGATTCTTAGCGTCTTTACCAAGGGATACAAACGGATAAGTTTCAAGCACTGCACCTTTGGTACCGGAGATGGATCCACCGGCATCAATGATTGCAACGTGAACTTCATCGTTTGTAGCTGTTTTACCAGAAGCGTATGTAGACGTTCCCGGAGCTTGGTCAAACTGACGAAGAGTGCCAGAGGTGCTCAGAGTGGATACAATCGGAGTTCCACCGTATTTCCAGCCGTCGAAGATAGCGGTGTCGCCATCGGATTCACCGGCAGGACAAATTTGAATCTCGATGTTGTTACCCAGAGTTCCTGGATATTTAGCAATGAAGCTGTGAGTATTGGAATCGAGAGCGCTCAATTGAGTGTCGAAGTCATCTTGGTTGAAAACAGAAGGAGCGGTTCTGTTTCCGGTACCAGCCGAGTCGTATGCGTTTACTGTCGCAGAGTCGGCTTGTCTGATGACAAAAAGCTCACTAGCGTATTTTGTGTAATAAGCAGCGGAGTGGAAGTCCACTGTGTTATTGATGTCAGGGGATGCAAAGCGACTTACGAGAGTTGCTTCAGTGTCGACCCTGATTGGTTCTTGTACTGGACCCCAGCGGAAATCACCTACAAACACACCCGTCGATGTGCCAACGTTAGGTACGATACCAGTGAGGTCAATCTCACGGGTTACAACAGCTGGAGACAGTGAAGGCGTAAAGAATGCCATTTGGTCTTCCTTTTTTCGTTTGGATTAAATTATAAGTTACCCATGATAAGATTATTCAATACAGCATTGATATTTATAAATTATCAGTTTTAGAACAATTCTGTTTTTTCTACCACTTCCCAGACACTACTTGTGTTCTCGGTCGTGTTGATTCCATCATCAATAATGCCCATCGGAACCACTTCATCCTCTATCTGTTTCATCTTTTCTTCATACAGCAATTGCTTGAGATTGACGTCTGTTTGATTGATGAATGCTTCACTTCCAACATACCATGCGAACATAACGAGATTCATGACTAGATCATCGTGGTTACCATCAGAAGCTTCGAAAGAATTCCCTCTGGCTTCAAATGTAGAACACTCACTGATTGTATTCAGATCCACGATCTCCAGTCTTTTCTCTTCAATCAGATCCTTGAGATTGGAACAACCGATTCTCTTTACTTTTCTATTCATGGTCATGCCGATCGCACCGGCCTTGATCATTGACTCCACATGTGTGTTTTCGTATTCAATATCATAATACAGTCCGTTGGCCACAACCGCACCCTGATCGTTGGACTCAACGATAACATATGCTTCGTTGTATCTTTTTGCCCACTTATGGATAATGTCTGGATATAAGATAGGTGAGATGAGATTGTTTCTATAGCATGCAACCTGCTTGAACGGTCTGGTAGTGATATCAATGATGTTGAATGTGGAGTAGTCTTGTCCACGACCTTTTGCTACGTCAACCGTCATGATATAGTCGTGATTTGCTTTGGGCTCTGCGTATACGTTAACATCACCGACACTGACAGGAGGCTCTGCTTTCATATTCATCAAGGCGTCAGCAGAAATAAGTGTATTGCCTGTACCAAAGAACGTGTTACCAAACTCCTGCTGGAACTGAAGCTCCGATGTATTGGCAATAGTCTGCTGCTTCCACTTATCGTCTCTTCCAGGCACATCCCACCAGTCGACTCGAAATGGTTTGAACTCATTCACCTCCTGCACCGCGCCTTCATAGATCTTATGGAACACGTTACCGATACCGTTAGCTGTAGATGTAATGATAACTCTGGATGTTTTACCAGACGAGATAACTGGATATGTGGAGGCATAGAACTGCGCAGCGTTTTCTACGAATGCAAACTCATCCAGAAACAGTAGGTTGACAGACAAACCACGAATGGAAGAGCCGGACGTGGCTGCAGCAATGATACGAGAGTTGTTACTAAACTCAATAGAACCTTTGTTCAGCGCCTTAGTGCCTGGTTGCAGAAAGAACGGAGTGTTCTCTAATGCCAATGTGATACGCGCCAGCATCTCTCTGGCAGTGGCGCCTTTGTTGGCAAGAATAGCAATCGTTTGATCAGGATGAAATAGTGCATACCACAGTATGTACATACACGAACTGATAGACTTACCAGACTGACGACACGCCAATACAATGGAGAATCTATTATCATTGAAATGTTCAAACATTTCTCTCTGATAAGGATACAGCTTAAAAGAAACAAGACCTTTGTCGAGTGAGATAACCTTACCGTATGTCTCGGCAAAGTACACAGGATCGGTCATGCAACGTTGGTATTCCTGAACATCTTCTTTAGTCCAACCTTGCTGTACGCCGTCTTTCTTTACCTGTGCGTTGCCGAGATAAGTTTCATTCACTCTTAATTAATCTCTTTGCTACAAATTTGTGTAGTACGTAAAACCAAACACCATTGATAATTGGTTCGATTAATGCAGTTAATCCTGCATCAAACCAACTAGCTCCTGTAATAAGTCTAACGGTTGTGATAGCCACCAAAATATGACCAACCGTATAGATTACAGCTAGCAAAATTGAGTCCCCTACTAAGGATCTAATAATTTTAAAGATTCCGTTCGTTATTTCCGTCATGTTCAATCACCTTTTCACTTTCACCACGTAACATTTTTTGTAATTCTGCCGTGGATCCTACAAATACATTTTGTGTTAAAGACTTGGTATCATCAGGCTGACCTTTAGCCTGAGTAACGTTAATATCTTGATTCTTTTTATGCATCGCCATTAATGCATGGGCGTTTTCGGCCTGTTGTTTAATCATGCCTGTCAGGACTTCGATGGCACGAGGGTGTTCTGATTCTTCCGCTACTCTCTGTGCCAACTGTAAACCCTCTTCACCGGAAAGAAGAAGGGATCTAAGAGTCGAACGAATCAGATCTAGATCTTCATCATAACTCGAATGGACATTCTCAGGAATGTCTTTCTTTGGCACGATATCAGTCATTAGATACTATCACCCCTACCTGGGATTAGAATCGTAGTACTGAATCCATAGTCACTATCAGGTGTAGCCGTAATCGGATCCGGTTCTACAATCAATCTTTCAAACAAGTTGTTGGAGTCCGTCAAGCTGTTCGCTCCAACGGTTGGAATATCAGGATCTCTGAAATCAACGATTGCCTTACGGATGATAGAGCTATCGGAGATCGGACCAAAGAACGCTGTCTTCATCTCAAAATCAAGAGTATAGATGATCGTTCTTCTGTTTTCCAAAGCCCCTTCGTAATCGTCAGTGTATGAGATACCAATCAAAGAGATGGGAATATCCTCAGTGATATTTGGATAGTCACTGAACTGCTTCATGGTAACTGTGTACGCAGGGTTGAAGAACGGAAGAATCTGTTCCACGATTTGGACGGCGTCTTCATTAGTCTTTGCCAGAATGCTCAACTGAAAGTTGATAATATATGGGACCGAGGTGAAGAACTTGGTTCTCTTTGTGTCGTCAGTGGTGACAGTTTCCGTGAAGTTGTTGACCTTGGGAAGTTGTCTAACCGGATCGTAATACATCGAGGAGATCTCAAACGACATACGAGGAAGTTTAACAGCCACAAACCTGGCGTCTGTCTCAAAGTCTGCGTTTTCTCTAATTCTCTCCAGAAACTTCTGTCGTGGAGCGTAAGCCAGTGGAACCTTCATTTGACTGATCACACTGCC